TTCCAATGCCACTAGCACCTGAGTAACCTGATGTTCCAATGCCACTTGCACCTGAGTAACCTGATGTGCTTGCACCTGATACACCTGAGTAACCTGATGTGCTTGCACCTGATACACCTGAGTAGCCTGATAGACCAAGCCCCGACACACCAGAGTAACCTGATGTCCCAACACCAGATGTTCCCGACCAACCTGAATATCCACTGGCACTTGCTGCACCTGGCATACCTGATGTTCCCGAAAAGCCAGAGATACCACCACCAGATACAACTGATGCATGTCCAGTAACTGCTGTGGTAAATGTCAACGTAGTTGTATTCGTACTAGTGAATGTAACCGTTGGGAAGTCATATCTACCGGCATAACTATTACCAGTTGCATCAACGACTTCAACATTGACATATTGCACACCGAGATTGTGTGGAATAGTCCATGTAGTTGACGGTGATGATTGCGTGTAAGTAAATGCGCCTCCTGCTGAACCGGGGGAACCACTGGTACCTGACCAACCCGAGTAGCCCGATGTACTGGCACCTGATACACCCGAGTAGCCTGATGATCCAATGCCGCTTGCGCCTGAGTAGCCCGATATTCCAAATCCCGACAAACCTGAATAGCCTGATGTTCCGACGCCACTTGCACCTGAGTAACCTGATGTGCTTGCACCTGATACACCTGAGTAACCTGATGTGCTTGCACCTGATACACCTGAGTAGCCCGATAGACCAAGTCCCGATACACCTGAGTAGCCCGATGTTCCTACGCCACTCGTTCCAGAGAATCCAGAATATCCACTGGCACTTGCGGCACCTGGCATACCTGATGTTCCGGAGAAACCGGATGCGCCGCCACCAGATGCTACTGAGGCGAACCCAGCAACTGCGCTTGTAAATACTAACGTGACGTTATTTGAGTCGACAAACGTAACTGTCGGGAAGTCATATCTTCCTGCAAAACTATTACCCGTGGCATCAATAACTTCAACATTGACATACTGCACACCAAGGTTGTGCGGAATGTTCCACGTAGTAGCAGGCGCAGCCTGTGTATAAGTAAATGCTCCACCGGCTGAACCAGTTGCACCTGATATACCAGATGCGCCCGAGTAACCTGAAATTCCAACGCCGCTGAATCCTGAGTAGCCTGATGTTCCGACGCCGCTGGCACCCGAATAGCCTGATGTGCTTGCTCCGGAGATACCCGAGTAACCTGATATTCCTATACCACTGATACCTGAGTAGCCCGATGTACTGGCACCCGATACACCTGAGTAGCCCGACGATCCAATACCCGAGAAACCTGAGTATCCAGACAGACCTAATCCGGATGTCCCTGACGTTCCTGACCAACCTGATGTACCCGAGTCACCTTGTGTACCTGAGAATCCTGATCTACCAGAATATCCGCTGATACCACCCTGTGGTCCCACCCAGTATCCAGATGTGTTTATAACTTCAATTCCACCTACCCATAGATTACCGAGAGTACCAACAGATGTAATATTTGGCTGACTACTAGCGGCAAAAGTCAACGTACCCGTGAGGTTCGCCAGACCATTACCAACTGATGCAAAACTATTTGAAAATACGTTATTGGGGTTTATGTCAATGACTAGCTTTTGAACTGAGTTTGTGATTGTTGTGTCAGTGTTGCCATTGGCATCTCGTCCTATGCTCAACGAAGATGTATGAACTCTGACGCAGGCTATATTTGCCGATATCAGTACATTACCAGAAGGCGGATTGACTTGTACCCCGGCACCGGCGGTAATAGTTGTGATGGCCCCGGTTGATGTGTTATATAACTCTGTGAAGTTATTTTGCGCCTTCTGAAACGCTGAACGAATTGCATCTGCATCGGGATCATTGGGGAACGCACCGAAATCTATGTTCTGCTGACTCATCGGTTACCTTATATTGTTCATTAAGTATTTATCGCACGGAATAAAACCTCGTAGGTAAAAAAATAGCCCGGCGAACCGGGCTATCTTCTAAACGCAGCTTCTTATAGTCCGCTTAATTTTACCCAATCTTTTAAAAGATCAGTTGATTCTTTCATCGGCGTAGATGCGACTGTAACAGGGCTACCCACTGATTGAGTGCGCTTTCTGCCATTTAAGCCACCAGTAATGACGTTCTGCATGAAGTCAATGTCAGATTCAAAAGTTTCATCCTCTAAATTGCCACCTGCATCATTGGCCCATTCAGTGACTTCTTCTTTTTCTTCCTCTTCTTCGCCTTCTTCTTCGGCTGGTTCCTCTGCCTCTTCGCCTTCTTCTTCGGCTGGTTCCTCTGCCTCTTCTTCACCGGTGTCAGCGACGGGTTCGGTCTCTCCTTCACCTGCTTCACTCCATGCATCATGGACTTTTTCTAGTTTTTCAGTGGCTTGCGCTACTTCTTCTTCAGAGGATCCTTCAGCTTCGGGTGCTCCGAAGGTCGGAGTATTTTCGGCAGCCATTGCTTCAGCCTGATCAGGAGTTTCTGTTTCGTCAGTTACTTGCTGACCATGCTCTTGGCAAGAGCCAGATTCACATGCTTGACATCCGCCTTCATCAACTTCAACTTCTGCTGTGCCAGGTTGTCCACCTTGACCGGTCATCTTGCGAATGAGGCCGAGCATATCATCGTGATCGTCAACCACTTCAATGTCCGCTTCAGGATTATTCTGAGACTGGATGGACATCTGCGGAGAACCTTCTGGATCTGCTTGTGTATCACCGGCAAACATACCGAGACCAGCAGACTTGACGATTGCTAACAGATGTTGTGCATCTTCGTCAGTTGCCGAGATTGTAACTGAGTCAGGGCCATCACCGAGTCCGGTGTTAGCAGTGACGTTCATACCTTCACTCAATAGAGAGTCAAGTTCTTTTTCCCAGCCTTCAAATTGAACGTTTGCAACCGGGGCAGCATCCCATGGGCTCGCTGTGGCAAGTCTATCACCTGCTGCTTTGAGATTAGGACCGTGTGACAGGCTATCGTTAGCATTAACTTGATCCAACGTCAGCGGAAAACGACTTTCTCCGCCCTTACCTTGCATCTGTCGCATATATGCAGGCACATCAACTGGATGTGGCTCATTTAGAGACTCATCTACTGGGACATCATGCTCCTGAACATCGCGGTCAAAGCGTTGCATTACCCATTCAAATGGATCTCCATCACGTGCCTTCATTGTTCCGTACGGCATTTCGCCCATGTCGCAATAGTAATCATACAGCGCATCATACAGATCCTGATCTAATTCTTCTCCGGCAACAAAGTTCTTGACTTCGTGCTTGAACTTGCTGATGATGTGCTTCATCGTGTCGTGAGATTCGCGGATGATACTCTCTTTGATCTTGCTCACTGGCTTCTTCGGATCCTGTTTTGTGTCCTTAGTCATATCAGCCTTGCTCTTTCCATATTTCTTTTTGAACTCTGCATCAGGCAAACTGTCTTTCTTGTTCCCCAAGTCCATAGATAGGTCCTTCATTCTGCCTTCCGCCACACCTTGACCTAGTAGATGTCTGCTAATAATTCGTTGTGCTTGTCTAGGCAACTCACTAAATTCCACTGGCTTCATAGCTTTTGACACATATTGTTGTATTTGTGGATCGGTGCCTTTGGTGTTTTTCCAATATGTTTGTGTTCTTATAGGGCCGCTAATTCCCGAAGTAAGTGCAAGAACACCAGAGTTTGGTGTCCAGGCATAATAACCTTGACGATTACCATACACTGTCACACCCTGTTCAGAGCCTTCGTCAATAGTAGGATCAGCTTCCCATGATAAACGATCAACCGCTTTGTTGATTCCTTGACCGCGCCTTACGTTCTTTGCGGCTGATTGTCTATATTCAGGAGAATGCCTGAGTGATTTGAGTCTGCCTGTTATATACGGACCTTTTTCTTCTGGAGAGGCATCGCTATATCCAATATCATAAGCATCGCTACCAGCATTTCTAGTCCTGGAATCACTTGCCTTCTTCACATAAGAGGCAAGAGTTTTCGGAGAGAGTTCGTTGAGTTGACCTTCTTTGACTGGCTTCTTCTTAGCGTCCTTCACAGCCTTCTTGAACGGCTCTTTCTTGTTACCGTCTTTATCTTTATCAAGGAAGTCTGGCTTTGCTTTCTTACCCTCTGCCATTCGACTGTTGCCTTGCGTTGCCGCCCAACGATCTGAGCCGGCGTCTTGTTTGTTTTTACGGGCTGTAGCAGCTAAATCATTAGCTCCTTGCCCTTTACCACGACTAGCTGCCCACATGTCATCATCAGCATCACGGCTTGCTTTACGACTTTGGCGAACAATATCTTCCGGTGATTCACCAGCTTCTGCCATTTGCCCGACAGCAGGTTTTTGCTTGTGTGCATCACCGTACACTGAACCTACTACGCCGTCCCATTCACCGACTGCCTTACCACGTGAGTCATGTCCTTCGTCAATATCACGATCACCCACAAACTCTACGGCACCTGCTTTGCGGCATGCCACTTTCCATTTGTAGTATCCATGATACTCAGTTTCACCCATATGATTCTTCTCAACTTCTTTTAATTGACCGGGTTTAGATGGATCAGCCACATTTACAGAACCAGAAGCCACCGCTTGAGTTGCCTGTTGATTCGTAGTTTGTGCCACAGTTTGACCCTGGGCATTCTTAAAAGATGCGCCGCCAGCAGGGAGTGGGCCTTGAGTTAACGTAGAGGCTTCATTCAATGATGCTTCTGCGTGTTCAATCCAGTCCTTCAATGAGTGCTTTGTTGTTTTCTTCTTGTCCCACGGCTTCAGTTTGACATCCTTCTTAGCACCGAAACCGGACCAATCTGGCTTATCTTTTGCTGCCTTGTTTTCTGGTTTCACTGGACGACCGCGACCACGCTTCTCAGCAGGCTCAACTGCTTTCTTGGCTTTCTTCTTCTTGCCATAGTCATCAGTCTTTTCATCATCTTCGTCACCTTGGAAAGCAGTGCCGTATTTACCTTTGTGCTTTGATCCTTTTTCGTCGGAAGTAACAGTGCCACCCTTGTGAGTAGTCTTTTCTTCTTTTGCTTCAACGATAGGTTGCGAAAGCGCAGTTAGTTTGTTCATCATGTCTAAAATGTTCATATATTTCCTTATTTGGATGCGCCTGTCGCAGGCCTTGCTGGTTGTGTGTGCTTACTCATCGGGCTATTGATGCCCGCTTTGTCCATTACAGGTTGCTTGAATGGATCAAAAGCATCTGGCGTCTTTTTACCTGCATATGGAATGTCAATCTTTGATCCTTCAGATTGTTTCTTGATGGAACTAAGATATGAATCTCCGTATTCTTTAGAAGCCTCTTTGCCGTTGTCTTCCAACTCAGCATGATTCAGCAATGGATTGTGATCTGCTTGATTTGCATATCCCTCTGCCTCAGAGTTGATGCTGTCATCAAAGTCAGAAGTGACTACTCGGACCAGATTAATATTGTGACCGAGTAACATGGCAATCTGTTGGATCATCGGCTCAGTTGCAGGATACCTGAACTCGGCTTTGATGATTGTCACGGGTTGATTTGTAACTCCTGGGAAACCATACGGATCCTTTTGAATCGGGGTGGTAGTTGGATCACCAATGGAGATTGGATCGAACTTATTCAGATTGTATCTGAACATTTCAATGAAGTTCTTATCGACATCTCCGGCGATCTTGATCGTATAATTATACGACCTGACGCTTTCCACGATGTATTGTTTTAGGCTGATCATGTTTGTTCCTATATATAAGTATTTATCACTATTCATTATTTTTGGCAGACAGAATCTTCAAAAGTTCATTACGATCCAGAGTTTTTCCGTCTCCTAGTGGTGTTGATTCAATCTCTTCAACCTTGCTGGAAACCTTTTGGTCAAGTGCTGCCTTCTTCAGTTGAAGTTCAATCATCTTGAGTTTTTTGTTCAGTTTTGCTGTTTTAGCAGTGATGGCATGCCCTAAAAAGGTTCCTGCTGAGTTGAAAATCTCAGCGGAGAATCGTGCTTCAACTTGAAGTCCGAGGTCCATGAGGTCTTTATATGAGTTCTTGGCCAGGTCAGCTAACTCATCCATATCGCTATCAGCAGCCTCTAACCCACGGACCGCAGGTAGAGCGGATTCAATTTTTTCCAGATTTGAAAGAGCGTCAATGGTGACCAAAGTAGCAACATCAGGAACTACTTCTGATTCTACTGGGGATGATGGAAGGGAGAACAGTTCTTCTAATTTTTTAGACATACCCTATTTATCGGTTTGGACGGCCGTTGGCAAAAATGTCCTGCTCGTTTACAATGCGAAAGGTGAAGCCATTTCGTTTACAATATGCCTGACAGGCTTGCCATTTAGCAGTATTGATGATGACTTGTTGTTGATCACCTTTATTTCTGGCTTCAGTCATGATAGTCTGAGACCTCGGTTTCACCTCAATGATTTCGGCATGTTGTTTATTCTTGTTATCCACATATACACAGAAGAAATCAGGAATGTAGTTGGAGATTTTACCAGTGAATGGATGACGATACGGAACCGATATTGATTCGCTGGCCCAGTGTAGGATGTGATCATTGTTGTCAAAGAAGGTCATCATGGCCATCTCCCAACTTGATCTATACTTCGGCGTTCCCTTGCCTATGTATTTTTCAGGGTTCTTGGGAGTGAATAAGCCCTGAGCATACTTACCTCTTTGCATATCAAAGGACGATGTTACGCGACACTGGTTGATTAGGTTGAGGGATTACACCTACCCCGTATAGAGATGTCTTTGACTTGAAACTATTGAGGTAATACGCCAGAATCTGATTCATCTGTAGTTTAGTAATGCCCTTGATGTACCCTAGTAGTTCCAAAACATTGATGCCAGTTTCTTGAGAGATTCTGAATAACATGGCGGTGAAGTTACCTGCGATACTCTTGCTCGGTATAATCGAGGTGAAGTATCCATTGACAATATCAAATTCATTGCCATTTACAATGGAATTCCATGCATAGAACGAATCAAATATTTTGATCGTCTGGACGATGGTGTTACGGGAGTCTACTATTTTTGCCATGATTATGTAATGGTGATGACTGGTGCCGGAGTCGTAACAACATTAGCAGGTGTCTTGCCAGCAACGCCAGGGAAACTCGGGAAAGTGCTCAAGAGGTTTCTATTCATATCTACTTTTCCAGCCTGGACAACTAATGCTTGTGTGGCAAGCGCGGTTCCTTCGCCTATGATTGCTTGTTTCAGATTCATAGATGATGCTGTCTTTATCGTAGTTCCGAGAGTTTTCAGAGTGTTCAAGGAGAATGTTCCGTTCTGTAAATCGTTTAGCACACCAAGGCCACCATCAACTAATCCATTTGGACCAAGAATAGAATTCTGGGACCCAGGTATTGATATCGGACTTTTTGTGCGGTCGTAATTGGCAACATTACCAAATCCGGTTACGATTGCATCAGGGGATTGTCCGGCTATGGCACCATCATAATATTTAACTGTTTCGTAATCAATGGTCATTTTATTTTCCATGACACCACCAGCGTCAGCATACGAATACGTGTCGTGACCGAAGCGAGTAATGATCGGATTGATTAGAGTATATGCAGAAAAGTTGTGCCTGTTCATACCGAAGATTGTGATGTTCTTGAAGAACGGCGGCTTTGTAGCTCCTACTGAAAGGGCCGATGGTTCTCCCGAGAAGCCCCAATCATCATATCCTGTTATTGACGGTTGATACTGAGTCCGCTCGTTGTATGTAGTTCCTGGTAGTAGTTGACTTGAAGATGCCCCGCCCATTCCACCTTGGATATGCGTGGCATCTTTATAGTAATAGGTATAGTAGTTATACCACAGCTTACGAATCATGTCACCATTATCATCATGGAAGTCAATGTCAATAGGATCGTATTTGATCTTTGTCTGAACAATTCGCTTACGGTTATACTGGTTCATTTCATGAGTGGCAAAAGTATAACTCGGTAACTTGATTGATTTTACTAATAGTCCCCAAGTGGGATTGGGGCAATTAGGTAGAGCCTCCGTGTTTACATCAAAGTAAACATGGAAGAGAAATTTATGTTTAGGCGCGTTCTTATAATTGTCCGCCCTAAACGTCTTTGAAGCGTGGGTGTAATCCCGTAGGTAATCGCTGCCGAAGAAAGCTCCGACAGCGTCCTGTAAAAGATTAGGTGGTAGTAATGACATACACTCCTAGTGTATGATATTAACCTGCGTTTGACCCGATACCAGTAGAAGATGTTCCACCAAATGCCCGTCCAACTGCTGCGCCAACTCCGCCTGTTAATGGAGACTGGACTGCATTATCAAACTTGATAGTTAGAGCAATCTTAACTGCTTCATTTGTGGCATACGCAAGTTGATCATAGTTAGCTGTTTTAATCCAGCAGCCATACAATTCCCATGTTTCTAACACAGATGGAGCATTACCGCCGTTACCACCATCTAGGATTTCAATGTTCGTTTGGAACTTGTAATCCTGCCCAGTTGCTGCGCTTGCTTGTTCAACAAAGTCCATTTGTTTCTGAAGTTGTTGACCAATTGATTTTGACACGCCACCTTGAGCATCATCTCTGATGTTCACTGTTAGGTCAGCCCAGGTATGTTTTCCTGCAAGATACAACGTTGAGTTATACACAGGAACAGTAATTTCTTGAAAAGTGACATTAGGTCTGTTGCAGTCAATAACCTGTTTCGTAAGCTCCAGAGCAGAACCTAAGCCAAAGTTTAAAAAGTTAACTCTGAACCTGAATTGAAGTTTGGGCATCAACAGGCCCTGATTTCCGCCTGCATTGTCAGATGCTACGGTCATGTTAAACAATGATTGTGAGGCTGTTGCCATGTAATTCTCCTATTAATATTATTTATCTTTTATGGAGACTCCGAAGAGTCTCCATATTTCTTACGCTTTTAATTCACCTGTGTTCATAATACGAACCGGGATATAGATGAATTCTGCAGCCTTCACGGGCTCTACTGCAACATCAATCCACAACTCATTACGATCTATTCTAGCAGGGGTGTTATTTGAATCATCACACACCACAAGATAGTCATACAGACCACGCTTAGCCACTAAATCAACCATAAGTGTTTGAACAACACCGGCGATTTGTTGTCTGGTCAGCGCATCATTCGGTTCAAACACAAACGGACGAGCCGCTAATGTTAACTGACGACGAATGTATGCAACTAAACGAGCAACATTGACGCGATCCATTGCACTTGATGAGTTATAGCTGGACTTGTTACCGTAGTTCAACAGTCCAACTCCAGTGAAGAACACCATTGGGTTGATGAAGTTTGTGTACAGTACATCACGAATACCAACGCGAGTCTTGATAGTCTGGAATTCACCAGTTTGACCATTCAGATAGCCGATGTTTGTGGCATTTTCAATGTTACCACGACGAGTACCAGCTGGTGCCAACCACGGATAAGCAATGTTATCATTACGCAGTAATGTTCTTAGCATCATGTGTGACGATGGTACTGCAACTAGATTACCGGACAGGTCATTTGTGATACCACTTGGATAGAACAAACCAAGATATGTGTTACGTGTAACACATCCATCTTCGCCAGTTGACGTTGCACCAGCAGCATTGGTTGCCCATGCTTGAATCTGAGTGGCATCGTCAGCAAGACGCATTGGTGTGTCACCGATGATGAACGCAGTCTCACCGCGGTCAGCATTTAGCACGACCATAGTTGGCTGTAACTCTGGGTAGTTTGGAGCAGCGATCAGATTGAACGCATTGTCCTCATCACGAATATCAGTGTTAGTTGCCACAACAGCATTTAGTGCCTGAACGACCATGGCACGTTGAGCCTTACGTCCCATATATGGCGAACCGTTTGACTGGTTACCACTGACTGTTACCCATGCATCTTTCTGCGCCGGTAACGAATCACCAGGGAAGTTCGTATTGCTGAAGTAGTTCGTTCTGAACTGTTTCACATTGTAACCTGAGCGACGAGTATTCCATAACAGCATACCTGTTGGGTATAGAGTTGGCTCCGGTGCATCAAGATCAGTATAATTGCTGTCCAATAGAGTTGCAATTGATACCATTGGATCATCAGTTGGGCTGATTGAACCTGATGTTGCCCAACGTGCATCTGCGAACAGAACACCGGTTGAACCCACTTGATCAGTATTATCTAACAGCACCCATTGGGCAACTGTGTCAACCAACTGCCAGCGAGAGATTACTGGATAAACTTCCAGATCACTTGTGTCAATCCATAGATCACCGTATACTAATGCTGTGCCACCATTTTGTAGTGTTGGGGCTGAAGCAGCAATAATCGGACCTGCGGGATCAGTTGCATTTGCGCCGGTCATTGGGAACCCAGATGAACTGAAGTTAGTTGTTCCGTATCCTACCCATGCACCACCCTTTTGAACCATGATGTCAACTTGATCAGTGACACTATAGAACCAGTTTGAGTTATTTGCCGGGGCAGCAACGAGTTGACCTTCATTTGCAGTATATGTGAACTCTCTCCAGTTTGACAACTGGGTCATGTAAATGTCAGGAGCATCACCACTAAAGTAAGTTAACACTGAAGGTACACCTACTCCACTGAGAGCCGTAACTACTAGTTGTAGATCATTTGCTGGAGAGGCGGCACCTAGAGCAGTTCCGAGAACCTTAACCTTATCACCAACTACATATCCCGCTGGGCTACCAGTACCACCTATATTAAATCCAATAAACCCGGATGCATTATAATCTACGCTTGCAGTTAATCCAGTGCCAATACCACTAACAGCGGATGTAGTAGCATCTACCACAGATACAGTTGACAACTGACCATATTTACATCCTGAGGTGGTACCCGCAACAAATCCTGCGGCCGCAATGAAGCCATTCGATGTTCCAGTATTTACAAATCCACTAGTTACAGCATCGTCCATTTCTATGATTCCACCGGCAGTGTGAGTTATCTGTAACTTACCGTCAGTTGTAACACTGGCTGAGGTATACGGAATGTTTGCGCTCTGCCAAGCAGTGACGAAGTTTGTTGCCGCTGCTGGTGCAGTTGAAATGCCAACTGTCACTTGGTACGGGCCCGAAAGTGAATTACTACTAGGAGTTGATACATATACATTCATGTAACCAGCTGATGCGAAAGCAGGGATTGTGTCACCGGTGATCACTGTAGGACCAGTTGCAAATCTTTCCCATAGATAAACCGGAGCACGAACTGTTTGAGCATCATACGAATACTGGCCATATATTGTTCCTGCTGGAATTGCCTTTCCGCCAGTTGAATCAAGCGCATTTGTCGCCAACCAATCTGACGTTGCCAGAGAAACATTTTTGTTAACCCATGCTGCAACAGTAGAATTATAGACAGATACCACGGGATTTAATCCAATGCCAGCGGCACCAACCTTAATCCAGACTGAACCAGTTGGTCTCGGAGTTGTCTGTCCGATTTGCCACAGCGGCATTTGAGCCGAAGTGCCATACGACATATAAGGTCTATTATAGACACCAGCAGTTACACCAATGTCTGCCAGAACTGTTCCTGACCCTACAGTAATTGTAATGAAATTACTTGTGGTGTATAGGCACAACTTGCTATCCACAACAGCGGCTGAAAGGTCAGTCCAATCTAAGGCGTTGATTAGTCCTGCGATGCCGGAATTATCCGTGGCCACGGCAGTGATAAGTGCCTGTGGTACAGTCGGAACTACGTTGTATGCACCAAGAGAAATAGTAAATGTTCCTGATGTAGAAACTGGGTTGTTAGTACCCTGCAATGTAGGTACTGACATTTTCCAATCAGGAGAACCAACTTGAACCCATGTATTACTCGGTGTCTTGTGGAAGTATTCAGGACTGGATATTGGTGTACCTGTAAGTTGAATGGCATTCACGGCATAATCACCGATATTACCTAAACTTGCGTTTGGTACTCCGGCAGTCAGATCGGCTGAATCAGTAATGACGATCGGTAACTGATTTGCGAATGATCCTGTAGTGGCATTAAACTCATAGATGCCCCACGTAGTTGTAGTGGTATCAAGCCAAGCGGCTCCGTTGTCTGGCGCGCCAGTTGGGCGACCAGTTTTACCAACTAAACTTGCCAGATCAATATCGGCACGAAGTACATAAACGCGATTAGAAATACCCAATGCTGAGTATGCAGCCAATAGGCCATACTCATTGAGTTCGTATCCTTGAATAGGTGTTCCGTTAGTGGTGTTGTAGAAGAATGGTGATCCATAAAGATTAACCAAATCTCTCTGACTAGTCACTTGATACAACTTGCCGGCATTCGCTGCGGTAGTTGCTGCTGCAACTGCCGCACCCGAAGCGTCAGCCTTATTCTGTGCTGTTGCCAACACCACAAGCGGTACTGAACCCTGTGCTGCCGGAAGATATTGACTTTGGTCGCTAATAACGACTTCTACGCCTGGTGATGTTAATGCCATTTTATTTTTCCTTTAAGTAATATTATGAGGGTTACACCCTAAATGCATATAGATATTTATCATTTTGTCAAAAAAAGTGTCTGTAATAACAAAAATGGTACCTTCCGAAGGTTTCTGATAAATATTGAATGAGACCTATCTGTCAGCAGTGTAACAAGAACTTTCGTGCAGTGAATTACCATACTGCCGATGTTATTCACTACCGAAGTAGGTGCGATGAGTGCAACAGGAAGAATGCCAAGTTGGGGCCGCGCAGGCCGCAGTGGCAGCAGAGCAAGTACAGAAAGAAGGTGGTGTGTGATCTATGTGGCTTTCATGCCATTTATCCAAGCCAACTTCTAGTTTATCACACTGATGGGAATCTGGAGAATATCGAACTGTCAAACCTGAGAACAATTTGTCTGTGCTGTGTCGAGGTTGTCAAGCGCAAGGAAGTTAATTGGAAGAGAGGAGACTTGGTTCCTGATAACAATCACCGGTGATAAATACACTGAGGGTGAACAAGTTCGCTACTTTTCCCGGCCAGTACTGGGATAGCCCTCAACTTACTGGAGTAAAAATGTCAACATATAGAAAAATTTGGACAGATGCCTATGGTCCTATCCCTAAGGATGATGCCGGTAGGTCGTATGAAATCCACCACTTAGACAAAAATCATTCAAATAACGAGTTAGCAAATCTGAAATTGGTCTCCATTCAGGAGCACTACGCCATTCATTTCTCGCAGGGAGATTGGGGTGCGTGTCAACGCATCGCTCAACGAATGGATATTTCGTCCGAGGTCAAAGGCAACCTTGCTGCCAACCTACAGAATGAGCGCGTACGGAATGGTACACACCCTTGGTTAGGCGGTGAAATGCAGCGTGCGGTATGCCGGCGGCAAGTAGAAAATGGTACTCATGCCTGGCAAAGGAGCAAACACCAAAAAGACCTTGCCATCAGTCGGCGTAACGAAGGAACACTACCGGGCCAAATAGCGTCAAAAAACGGCACCCATAACTTTATTGGTGGTGAGGTTCAGCGACAATCTAATCAACGACGAATATCAAACGGCACTCACCATTTGTTGGGGGCATCTCAAAATCTCGCAAGAATTGCCGCTGGGACACATCCTTCTCAAATCAAAAAACAATGCCCACACTGTGGTTTAGTATGTGCCGTTGGTAACTATACTAAGTATCACGGGAATAAATGTAGGCGCCGTGGCGATCTGATAGTTGATTGAGGATTGCGTCTACACTTGAGTAGAGTGTTTCCAGAGTATCATCATTGGTCAGATGGTAATCGTATTTCAAACCGACACTGCTATATTCACTGGCATGAACCTTGTGCTTATCAAGCACCGCTTTACCAATGGCCCATCCGCAGTTTCCGTCAGGACCTTTGTTGTAATCTGAAGCTGCTTTATACCATTCGGGTTCCGGACCGCGGTGAACTCTGATAGTTGTTCCATTGACGCTCTTGATACACTTTAGTTCGTTCTTGAATCTGGAGTCAGTGATGACAATATCATCATTGGTTGTTCGTAGTTGATTCTCAATACTAGCAACCCAGATATCATTATGAAAATGAGTTCGGCATACTTCAGTTCCCCATTGTTGTAGAACCCATCGAGGTGTCAGTTGCTTGATTTTTAAACGCTTTGCCCACCATGTGTCAACTTGATCACGCCAGGCTCGACTTTCCGGTGTGAGTCCGTCGAGCATTTCACGGTCCCAACTAAAGACTGAGGCCACTGCGTCTTTTAGTGATGAGGCAAAGCTCATTTTTTTGAAATTGTGTTTGGTGATGAGATAGTCGGCGACTGAATCCTTACCGGACCCGATGAATCCCGACACTGAGATTATTTTGTGCATGATACTCCTGTGAACATTGATTATACAATATTACTCAGCGAAAAGCAAGTATTATCTTAACCAATTACCCAGGTCAGTGGCTGTGAATAGTCAACAAAGCGTTTCAGGTCTTCTAGCAGATCCAACTTCATCTTCTCGCCTTCGGCTTTCATCGCGGCGCCATTGAGTGAAGTACCACCGCCAGGTCCTGCGATCATGGCGAACTTTTCACGGGCTTGTCCTATCATAACCTTGAGTTCGGCAAGTGTCCAATCCATGATCCAAACACCTGATCCGTGGTCTTTCAGCAGGACTTCTTCTGGTTTCAGAACGTCGGCCCAGATGAGAATCTTCTCACCGGTTGCCTTAGGGTCACGCACAATACGCATCACCTTAGTCACAGGATTGAATGTGTATATGACATAGCCACCGAACATTCTTGCTGCCAGTTCAACATATCCTGCATAGAAATCATACGTGGCCAGACCACCAGCGGCGTTGTAGTTCAGCAGATAAGTGTTTAGAATGGCGCTGCTGAACGGATCAAACGAGGATGATGCCGGTCCTGTATCAAGCCCAACGGTGCGTCTGAACAATGATCGGATGTTGATGAACTGCTCCGGAAGGGTGTATGTATCCACATCTTTTTCTGTGGTGAACAGGGTGTAAGTTTCTTCTGTGGAGTTTTGAGCCCGTTGCCTATACACTCTTATGGCATATTGATATGCTGCTTCGTAGTGAGTAGGGTCAAGTTCAATGTCAACGATGCCTGAACCCAACCTGTAGCCCAGGTTGGAAAACATCTCTTGTTTTAGTTCGTCTAATGTAAGTCCTGAGGCCATAGTGTTTCCCTGATAATCTATTTATCAGAGAAGGAGCCATGGCTAATGTTGTTGAAGTAGGGCCCAGGTGAGCCATTGTCGGAAGGCGCCATATACTTTTTCGGCTTCATGTTCGCTTCCGATAGAAACACCACGGACAACAAACCGATCTTTCTCAATCCGCAGCATTTCAGAGGCGCCCATCTTGAAAGTTATTGCACCCATTAGTTTATCTGTGGTGTCCGTTCCCATTAGATATCACCTTCTTTGCGGTTCTCGCTGGCATCAATTGAAAAGACACCGCCAGGGTATCGCGGCATCAGTTTTTCCATGTTCCGAACGATCACTTCCTCTTGTGACACGCCCAGGGCACGACAAGTGTTTGTCCAATACCAGATTACATCGCCCAGTTCCTTGACAAGGTGGTCGTGAACCTCTTGGGTCAATTCCTTACCGTGAAACACAACCTTCTTGATAATCTCCGAAAACTCCCCTGCTTCACCGCACATGCCCATGGCACCGGTCAGTAGCAGCGGCACATTTACATCAGAGTTGACAGCAACCCGATGAACGGAGTTGATAAAAGAGGGAAGGTCATTGCTTGCCGGGCTTGTTATGGCCTCGACAAATTCAGCATACTTATTCAGATCAATCATGTTATTCCTAAAATGATATTCTACACTATTCAGGAAGAGAACACAAGAAAATAGGCGAAGGAATAGGGGCCGAAGCCCCCATTTCCTTTTACCAAGCCTTGACGATAATCGTGCGCTCGTTGCTACGGCCCTTCGGTGTGATACCAACTGACTTGATTGATTCAAAGAACTTACGACCAGCGGGTTTGCTGCCCATAATTTCTTTCAGTTGTTCAGCCGGCTTACGCAGAGTTTTCGTCTGGCTCTTCACTGAGTCAAAGCCAAGAATCGTTGTTCCCCGGACAGTTAGTGTCTTGGAGTAATCGTCAGCAACCAAATAGGTCAACTTACGCAACTGGGTATCGTACAGATACGCCTCAGAGCATCCGTGCAGTTTCACCGGAGACACACTGATCAGATCCACCTTTGTCGCCGGATCCTTAAACGCCTTCAGAAACTTCATCTTGGAAACTTGCTTCTCCACCGGAATCGCTTTACGGGCACGGGGAGCCTTCGCTGCCTTCTTGACGCTGATGTAACTATTCAGATCACTCAGCACCAATTCAATGAACTTGATGGTGTTCTTGATTTGTTGTTTGGAGTAGTGAGCATACGCCTGAATCATTTGGGCGTCCTTAGTCACCAGAACTTCCTTCATTTCGTTCAGTTTCTTTGTCCAGACTTCGGTGATCATGCTGATATGATGCGGCAGCACATTCTTCTTGGAGACTTCATCCATTGGACGCAGTGAATGTTTCGTGGGCTGTCCGGATTCAATATATGCGTCAAAGAGACCTTCCAGTTCACCTGCGGCTTCACGCGCCTTTTCGCGCATCGTTTCTTGGATGTTGGTCTTTGCTGTGGCAACCTGATCCGGGGACTTCGTTGTTTTGCCGAATTGACTGGCACTACGGACTTCGGGCTTGTGAATCGTTTGAAGCAACCTGGTGATTTCATTCTCCAGTGTCAGCATTTCATGTTCAGTCAGATCAAGGCCGCGCAGCACCATGCGAGACAGCCATGCAAAAGTGGGCAGACGGAATTCGGCATCGTCAACTTTACGCATGACCTTGCCATCGGCAACGCGATCATGGAAGTCAAGATAAGTTGCCAGCATATCACGGGCATCTTTCTTGGTGTAGAAGCGGTGATACCAGTTCAGTGAACGGGCAATGGCAGAGCCACGATTTTCGGGCATAGGTTGTTCCGCAAATAGCGGTTCGTCGCCCATATATTTTTGATCGGCGTCACGCGGGTTTAGCGCCTTGACTTGTGAATGATCTTCTGTCTTTTTGATTTTGATTTTACGAGTTGCCATGAGTTTCCTTATGTGTCAGTATAACACTATTTAGATTGATTGTCAAAGAGGTAGGACAGATCCGTTTTCATGCTCCAATGAATTGAGCAGTTCCGATCTTGTGTTGTTGAAATAAGTGTAGGGGAGACCGTTGAGGAAGCAGAAATAATCCCAGTCGCCGTCAGCGCGTGAGCCTTCCATGAGCCAGCGCAGGGCCATTTCGCGGGACTTCGCGCCATTGAGTTTGCAACGGGTGACTTGAATCTCAAATACCTCGATGGCGTGAGCTTCATCCTCTTTTTCAGCGACAGACGAGGCTTCCATCGCGCTGATCAGCGAGTCCCACTCGGCTTGTTTTTCCACCGGGTTCATTGAACCCCAATCTGCCCACCAGTTCTGACTCGGGCGGAACCCGAAAGCGTCTTTGTGCAGATCAGAAACAATGTTTTCGTCGTATGTCATTTTGTGTCGTTTTGCGAGTTGATAGAAGTATTATAGCAGATTTGGGTATTATTGTCAAGCCTAATAATCTTCGGGGTGACCTTGATCAGGACCCTGATAGTGTGGGTTTGGTTCCCACGAATCGTAGTCAGTCAGGAGCCATTGCTGATCCGGACGCTCTGCACCCACGATCCAGGCCCATTCGCGGAGTGCTTGTTGCATGTAAGACATTTTGTTCCGTTTTGCGAGTTGAACTGTATTATATACCCAAACTGATTTATTGTCAAGTTTGGGTACGGGTTGTCAGAAAGTAGCCCGAGTGCCAAATCTGTCCGATTGGGCCACCGAGATTCGTTTCTTTGGTGTTCAGGCGTTCGCGGGACTTGTGTGCGTAGATGCTGACACCGCCGCACTTGTCGTACCAACGCAACAGAGTACGGCAGATGTAGCCGATATCTTCACGCTCGGCACACGCCATTTCAGAGTGTACGCGCCCATCTTCAATCAGTCGGGCATGCCAACGATTCTTGATTCGGGTGACTTTGATTTCGGGTTCCATGATGTTCTTTCAGTAACCCGTATTATAGCAGATTTGGGTATTATTGTCAACCTACACGACCTCTGTATTCTGCTTTGACGTACCAGTCGGGGACATAGTCCAGGTTGTTGTGTTCGTTGTTGTAGTCAGTCGCACGTTTACGGGCTTCCGCTTCGTTGTCGTAGTGTTCAGTGCTCCAGGGCTTCTGACCCCAACCACGTTCATATTCAGTGAACTCCACTGCGTATGCTGTTTGAATTGTGACTCTTGACATTTTGCTTTCCTTTCTTCTCACTTTCAGTATAGCTTATCTCGGGTTTGTTGTCAAGTGATAAATACTCTATGTTTAGTGACACCAAATATACCAAGTGGATAGGAAAAAACCAACGAGTTTTCAAAAAGGAATGGGTAATTCTGTATGATTACGAAGGAGAACTAAAATTCCACGCCTAAGCCTTTACACACCGGAGAAGTCAAATAACTACCGGTACATTGATCGTACCATTGCTGAGATGCTCCAGGCTGGCGCCACGGATCTGTACATTCACAAGTATCTCGGACCAACAAATCAGGGCCCATCGGTTGATGCTACCCAACCACAGTACGATTCACTGGATCCTACTCATATCCAGGATCTGCTGTTTATGGAGAACCGAGACCGAACATACGAACCGGATATCATCAGGCTGCGTGGTCACTACAACGTACAGAATCTGGACTTCGACCTAAGTCAGTTCGGTCTGTTCCTGAATAACGACATTCTGTTCATCACTGTTCACTACAACACCATGATTGACCTTGTTGGCCGTAAATTGATGGTAGGTGATGTGCTTGAGTTACCGCATTTGCTTGACTACAATCCACTGAATGACAAGATACCAACATCGCTTAGGCGCTTCTATCAGGTCACTGATGGCAACTATGCCAGCGAAGGTTTCTCTCCGACTTGGTTCCCGCATCTATGGCGTATCAAGTGTGAACCGCTTGTTGACTCACAAGAGTTCTCACAGATTCTCTCTGCGCCAATCAATCAGGATAACTATCTCGGACTATGGGATGCCACAAAAACATACCCAGCGGGATACTCAATTACATTCGGTGATAAGACTTATATCTCCAAGCAAGATGTTCCAATAGGAATCATGCCACCGGATCCTTTGTATTGGGAACTTGATCCTAATCAGAATCTCAAAGATATCCTGGCGACATACAACAAGAACATCGCCATCAATGATGCTGTTCTGGCAGAGGCGAAGAGGTTGTTACCGAAAGCAGGATACGACACCACTAAGTTATACATTGTTCCGACATACGGGGCAGACTCAAACAAACTGAATCAACCTGCACCACCTATTGACATCGTTGTTACTGCGGGGGGCGGACCACCGGCAGTAGGAACTGTGGTGATGATGCGCTCACCTGAATTCAAGACAGCAAGTCCTGCTATTCGCATCTCCAAGCAGGCAATCCAAAGTATATGGGACATGACAGCGGACATGTCAAATGAACCGCTGGCAGAATTCCTTCAGATGAGTTTGCAATCAATTGAGTTGCCACCGACAAGAATAGGATCTGGGTCAGGACCGATAAGCGGTGAGTCCGTTCTATCAGTTCAATCAATGGGCGCTGTCACGGGACCTTATGGAACTGCTGATAACACGTATGCCACTGCTGATCAGAACCCAGAAGCGGTGGGATTCACGGGAACAATAACTCCGGTGATGGACTATCGCGCAGATTGTGATCCGAGATTCCAATACATTGCTCGTAGCAGTCCGCGATCATTCGGATACACCACTGGTTACCTTGCAGGTGATGGCACTGCACCAAACGGTTTCCCAACTGGCGCCGGTATTACTTTCCCGACGAATCCACAGATCGGTGACTACTTTCTCCGTATTGATTACTTCCCGCAGTTACTATATCGCTGGGACGGACAACTGTGGATTAGAATATCCTCGAATGTCAGAACCGACACTGGTATGACGACAGCAGACAAGTCGCAAACATCAAGTTTCATCAACAACGACAATCAAACATTGATGACGGATGGCACTCTGGTGCCGCAGAAGCAACCATTGTCTTCAATACTACAACTTGCACCGGATCCACTTCCGCCGGTGCCTTAAGGTTTCTGTTTACAGTTTTTGAAGTGCCAACGAGGCATTGTTTGTGCCCCGCCTGTTTTCCCACAATGCGGGCATTCTACTATTTCCTGTCTGACACCAATTCGCGCCAGCGCACTAATCTTAGCCGATGCTTTTAGTTTAGGTGAGCCAGGGATACCTTTATTTTTATTTGGTTTAGTTCTTGGTTTAGGTGTTTTATACTTTAGCCCTATTTTCTTTTCTAAATATTCAGGTGATCGTTTAATACCGGTTTGCCTCATGCTCTTATGAGCATTTTCTTCGGGTGTATGTTTTCTACCTGTTTGAGCCATGGCTATTTTCTTGCGGCCTTCAGGACCAGCGTCCCCTCCGTCCCCCATCTCTGGTTTGAGATTTGCCCACTCATCGCTCTCAACAATATTCCACAACTTACTATAGTATTCGCCCCATTCTCTAATCTCCTCTGGGGTAGTACACTCTTTTAATATCTCAGTATCGTAATCAAATCCATGTTTTTTGAGATGGTGCGACCAATATTTTCCTGATCCTGGATATAGATGTGGATCTGACGCGGCAGTTTTGCCCAAATATTTTAACCCGGTAGTTCTGTGGGTTTTCTTATAAAGATAAATAATCATACTGATACTCCGTTAAAGTGTTAGAGTAGATGGGCCTGCAAGCCGCGATCTACACTACTATTTATACATTGGGGCACAAAATTTCTGAATTCTTCTATGATAACCAAATACGCAGATTTCTAATCCAGTTTGCAAAGATTTTTTCCAATTGGCATGTGACCAAGGGCAAAGATCCAGCGGGTAATGAAATTATCGTCCGAGTTCCTGTGATGTATGGTGACTCCAGCAGGCAGGCATCAACTATCGTTGCTAACAACAGTGCCAGCAATCTTCCGAGTGCTCCTCTTATTACCTTTTACATCAGCGGACTTGAATATGACCAGAAGCGAACGCAGGATCCTACATTCGTTGACCGCATCAATGTTCGTCAACGCTCATACAATACAGAAACCCAATCATATGAGCAGGTTCAAGGTCAGGCATTCTCCATTGAACGATTGATGCCAGTTCCGTATACTCTGCGTGTCACTGTTGACATGTGGACCACGAACTATAATCAGAAGTTACAGATCATTGAGCAACTCGGTGCCCTATTCAATCCTGCATTAGAAATACAATCTACTGACAACTTCATTGACTGGACCTCTCTGAGTGTGGTATTTCAAGACGGGCTAACTTTCTCCTCACGTACTATACCGCAAGGCACTGGTAACCCAATTGATGTGATGTCGTGGAAGTTCTATATGCCTATCTGGATTAGCACCGCATCCAAGCTGAGGAAATTCGGCGTCATTGAGAAGATCATTGCGTCAATTTTCAAGGGAAATGCCCTTACTGATATTCAGGATGATGATCTGTTGCTCGGCACACGACAGAAGATTACTCCATACGGCTACAAATTGTTATTACTCGGCAACTCTCTACAGATTCTTCCGGCGGACTCAGCACTATATCCTAATAATCAGGATCTTGACTTGCCGGCACCCCCGAACACTGATGTCTATTGGACTAGTGTGCTGAACGTATACGGCACCTTGCGCCCTGGTATATCTCAAATCTGGATTCAGAATCCGTATATGACCACAGAGATTGTCGGTACCATCGTCATTGATCCAACTGATGATCGTCTGCTAATTTACAACATTGACCTTGATACTCTGCCGCAGAACACCATGTTGCCAGTTGATAGTGTGGTAAATCCGTTATTAACAGGCCCTAATGCCGGACTACCGGGTCCAGTAAATGGTCGTCGGTATCTCATCGTGGAAAACATCGGCAATCCTGGTGACTCCACTGTTGCATGGGGAACATTAGTTGCCAATGCCAATGACATCATTGAATATGATTCTACGGCTGGTGAATGGTTTGTCAGCTTCAACAGTATTACCGCGACCGCCGTTCAATATGTCACTAACCTCACAACCAATGTCCAGTACAGGTTCACCCAAGATATGTGGATGAAGTCTTGGGAAGGTTGGATTGAGCAAGGTGATTACTCCATAGTAATTTAGAGAGAGTCCTCAGTCATGCTAAGTAGATGATGAGTGTTGCCGCAGGTATATTTTTCTACGCATCAAAAACAAAACGATATTTGTATCTGTTGCGTTCCACTCCTAAAAACTCCAGCAATTGGGGTGTCCCTGGTGGTAAAGTAGAAAAGGATGAAACACTACTAGAGGGTGTCACCAGAGAATGCCAAGAGGAAATTGGCTTCTTTCCTATAGATGCTAAACTTATACCTATTCAGAAGTTTACCAATCACGCATTTGTCTATCATACCTTCTTCTGCGAGATTGAGAATGAGTTCACACCAATTCTAAACCATGAGCATTGCGGATATGCATGGGTAGGGGATAATCAATATCCCAAACCATTGCATCCCGGATTGTTCAACACCGTAAATTTTGATGTTGTGATTGACAAGTTGAAAGTGTTAACAACAAAAAAAGGGCCCTAAGGTTCCTTTTTTGTTGAAGCATTAATGTGACTTGTTACTGTTCTTTCCAGAACATCTACTCTTGTCTTTAACTGAACATCTGAAATTAGTTCAGCTTGGATTGCCTTCGTAAGATCAGCCATTTCATTTCGTTGCGTAAAGAAAGCTCCTGTTGCCATTACTTGAGCAATACCTATGACCCAGGCCACGACCTTCCAGGCGCCGCGACCTTGATTAACAAGTCGTTCATCTTCTAATACATGAGTATCAAAGTCATCAAGAAGATGTTCAAGTTTGACGCTTATCTCCCTGACTGTTGCGGTGTTAGCCTCAAGAGCCAGGTTGATACTGTTCAGAACAATCAGAAAGGCGCGTTGCTTCGGATCATTTTCATTCGCTATCATCAGCGAAATGTCTGTTACCGAATCTGTTTTGCGTCGAGTTGTTTCCATATCATAGACCATTAAGCGTTCTGAATCTGAACAATCGGCGTTGCGTCAACTGCCGAGGCAAATGACCACTGGACTGATGTGTTATTAGCATACAGGCTACCAGAATTCTGAACAAGCGTTGCCAGATTCATTGTGAGTTTTGTCACGAAGTAAGTGCCACCACCTTGATCAAACGCAGTGATTGTCATTTCACCAACTGCTGCAGGAGTATGACTCTGCAATACAGCGCGATCATCAACACCAACTACGCTGTCTGAAGTCAGAACCTTGTAGTACGTTGAACCTTCTTGCTTCACAATGTCAGCAATCTTGTTGCTGCCGCCAGTGAAAGCATACGCAACGATTGCGTTTGCTCCGCCAGTTGTCAATACTGCCACGCCAGTTGCGTTACCTGCAGACACAGTGACTACTGGAACTGAAGCGTAACCAGACCCTGCAAGCACGATTGCTGCACTGACAACTTTGTATGTCAGATTGAACAGAGGATTACCTGCGCCTGAACCGACGATTGTTACGTCAACTGGCAGCACAGTGTAGTCGCCTGCAGTTAACAGAGTACAGGTGTTTGCACCCATCGTGATATTGACAGTCAGAGCGTCATCACCTGTGCCACCAACCTTGACAGTTGCAGCGCCGGTCAATGTAACTGGATTTACAGTGTAAGAACCCGGTGTGTATGTGGAAAAGCCTGTCACCACACCCAGAGCAGCGATAACAGTTGCCGTGCCAAGAGTGCCGGTGCCGCCTTGAATTGTCACCACATCGCCAGTAGTGTAGCCGGTGCCGTGAGCAGCACCCAGAGTAACTGTGGCCAGAGAAGTTGTATCTACTCTGATTGTGCCTTGGGTTCCTGTTCCACCAGTAAGTGTCAGAACCTGAAGCGGAGTGATTGCTGTTCCTGAGGTGAAGTTAGTGATACCAACAACACCCATGTGAACTAATGTCGTTGCAGTGACGCCGAGCGGTAGCGTCGGAGCAGCGACGAGAAAAGTTGGTTTAGCAATGTAAGCATTGTTAACACCACCGATTGTGATACTGGCAATGCTTTCGCCGTTGACAGTTTCAGATCCGAAATATGTTTTTTTAAGAGGGCGTCCCATTTTGTTTTCCTTTATGTAATTTGGAGTTCTAGTCCTACGCTGATGGTACAGCATAAATCTGCGAAATGCAGACGTATATTCTATTTATCTAAAAGTTGGATTAGATGCCTGTTGAGGCATGTGGCATGCCTAATTCAGTGACACTGAACGGTGCTGCTGCGCCGTTGGCAATGATGTACGCAATGTAATTGCCCTGTCCAACTAAGATGCTGCGCTCAACGGTATCAGCCGGGATAATTTCGCATGCGGTTGTGTTGGCCGTCACTGCGGAGTTGCCGATGTTAAACGCAATGGCGCATGTTGTCGTGGCAATTCGGACTTTATCAGTGGCAATTGGACCGAAGTTTGCTGTTCCGGCGCCTGGGGTTTTAATATATGATGACATGTTATTCCTTTATTATAGACGGCCCACAGCACATTCAATGATGCCGCTAACTCCGTTGAAATCCTCTAATGACTTTCCAATCACTGTTCCCATTAAGGGTGATGCGCTATGTCTGGCAAATCCATCTCCACCTGCTATTAGCATATCGCCCTTATAGATTGTTCCTCGCACCTTACACGGAGCACGACCCTGTAGAGCAAGGGTCGCCACAAATACCCCAGGGCAAAGTGAATTCATCACATAAGCGGGGTTAGTTGATACAACACCTGCTACTTTGTTTGTGGCATCTGAAGCCATAGTGACTTCCTTGGTGCCACCAAACATCAGCACTGTGCCCGGTTCGTATTCTTTATCGGCCTCATAACATTCAGCCAAGTCAGCGTAAGTTGCGTTAAGCAAGGAACCTACACCTAATGTCCAGTTACCAGTTAAAGTTCCTGCAGTGGCAGTTGCACCCGAGGTGATTGTGGTAGTAGTCACTGATCCACCGGTAGTTACGGTCGTCGTTGATCCTGCGGTCACTGCGTATGTTGCATTTGCGACTGTACCACTGACGTTCGCACCCGCCACAGCATTTGCTGTTGCTGCATAGGTTACTTGTCCGGAAACATTTGCGCCCGCTACTGCATTTGCTGTTGCGGCATAGGTTACTTGTCCACTGACGTTCGCACCCGCCACAGCATTAGCTGTTGCTGCATAGGTTACTTGTCCGGAAACATTTGCGCCCGCTACTGCATTTGCTGTTGCGGCATAGGTTACTTGTCCACTGACGTTCGCACCCGCCACAGCATTAGCTGTTGCTGCATAGGTTACTTGTCCGGAAACATTAGCACCCTGAATATTGGATAAGTTGTTACCACTGCCAATGAAGAAGTTAGCTAATGCAGCGTTGCCTAGATTTGCATTGCCTCCGGTGATGTTTCCGGAGACTGTTAGATATCCTGCAACATTTGCTCCTGTGCTAGTCACAACTATGATATTGGCATTACCATTTACAGATAGGTTTATGTTCCCTGACGCAGCAGGCATATTAATGTTGCTGGTGCCATTTGCATGTGAGCCCATTAAATTTGACCCAGTGACATTACCGATGGCATGAACGATACCACCGGTGATAATGTTTCCGCCGGTTATATTTCCTGTGGCCCCGACCGTTCCCGCGGTTGATAGATTGCCTGCAGTGAGTGTTCCGACTAACGTTGCCGAAGAGCGATCACCGGCGTTTAACGAAAAGTTAGCAGAGCCGTTTAGAATACCACTATCATTAAACTGAATGGTGTTGTTAGACCCGCCAGCTGTTCCTACTCCGCTTCCACCAACTGACGAAACGGTTTTGCCAGTTACTGGGACATATGTGGTATACCCTGACGTATCTACTGATAACGTGCAGCCTGAATCAGAGTATAACCCAAACGTATTTCCGGTTAGAACTTTGGCATAATACACGTTGCCATTGAGTTCCACCATACCAAGAACATCAGTAATGGTCACTGATGATTTATCAGGAAGATTGTGATTGCCAAGCGTTGTCACCACACCCGGGTTTGCTTTAGTTACATTGGTGATGTTTGAAACTAACACCCCCTTGCTTGTCCAAGACAGAGTTCCGAGACCGTCAGTTTCCAGAACGTACCCAATGGATCCGCCTGCAATTTTCACATCATTTACGCTGCCAAGATCAATTGTACCTCCGGCTATTCCGCCTTTGTTAACCCATTGAGTTCCATCAAATCCCAGGATCTGCCCATCAAGTGCGGTTGTCG